AGGGAGTTTTATGTGGGGACTGACGGTTATGTTCGTGAGGGATTCTTGGACAACATGAAAGAAAAAGCGAAAAGAGTGTTGAACGGTTCAGTCCGTTTCAATGCTCTTTTTCCTTTCATCTGCAAACTTGATTCAGAAGACCAGGTCAATGATCCTGATAATTGGGAGTTGGCAAATCCTATGTTTCATCATCCGCTATCTGAGTATTCGGACAATCTTTACGAAACTGTTATGGAAGAATATGAGGATTTGGAAGACGATCCAAGCAACCGAGAAGAGTTCATGACTAAACGTATGAATTTACCTGTCACAGACTTAGAACGATCGGTGGCTAGTCGTGAAGAGATTCTGGCAACAAACAGACCATTCCCAACAAACCTAATCGGCAAACGAGCCATTGGCGGTTTAGACTATGCCAGTCTGCGTGATTTCGCCGCTTGTGGGCTTTTGTTTCGTGATGGGGATGATTATGTATTCAAGACCCATTCGTTCGTTAGAAAGCAATTTGTGGACATTTACTACGGGTATTCACGTAAAGCTTCTGAAACTACAAAAGAAAAATTTGCACCAATTAGGGAATGGGAAGAAAAAGGGTTGCTGACGGTCATAGATGGGCCCACAATCGATCCTAAAACAGTTGTCGGCTGGTTTGTTGAACAACGTGAAAAATACGGCATAACGAAAATAGTAGCTGATAATTTCCGAATGGATTTATTGCGACCATTGTTTTTGGAGGAAGGATTTGAAATCGAAGTTATCAGAAATCCAACAGCTGCAGATAATCTGTTAGCACCTAGAATTGAAGATGCTTTCGCCAATAATCACATTATCTTTGGTGATAATCCATTGATGCGCTGGTACACAAACAATGTATTAGTAAAAACGAATGGCGACGGCAACAAATCATACAAGAAAAAAGAAGAAGTTCGGCGGAAGACAGACGGTTTCAAGGCATTTGAATACTGCTTATGGCGTGCTGATGAAATCATTGACTACGACTACGATGATGCCTTTGACATGTTGGATGAAATTGAATTTTAAAAAAGAGCTAGGATAGGCCCTAGCTCTAATTAATTACTTTTTAGTCCATTTATTACCGGGCTTTTGTGTTGGGGGTAATCTATCACCAGAGTCGATTTTAACTTCTCTTGGTTTTGAAACTTCGCCACCTCTGGGACCCACTTCTTTATATTTACCAGGTCTTTGATTATCAGTGCCGGGCGGTATTAATCTGTCTGCCATAGTAAGTATCCTCCTTGTTTTATTTCAGTTTAAAGCGACTGATAACTTATTATATCACCTTTGGTAATGCTTACAATTTAATTTTTAGAAAGCGAGTGATAATTATGTATAAACCGCAATATCTAAACGTTGAGCGAAAAACAAAAAACGTAATGGCTGGTAACACAGTTTATTTCACTAAAGTAACTACAACGCCTTTGGGTTATAAGAAGAAACCACCTGAACAGGTCCAAAATAAATCAGGTAGGCGATTTGCCGGAAAGTGAAGGTGATCCATATATCTCGCATTTATGCGTTAAATAAAAACAATTAACAAAGGAGTGGTTGTTGTGGGAGAAGAAAAGAATCATGGAAATGTGACAATTAATTTGAAAATAAAGAAAACTATCTATTTGAAAATCTTGCAAATTAAAATTTTTAGTTTCTTTAGCAAGAAAAAAGCAGAAGAAATGTATAACAATTTGGATGGCAATGACTTTGTCAAATTAAAGTCAATCGTATAAGTACCATCTACTAAAAAATATGGAGAGTGTGAATTTTATGGATGAAAAAGCATTTATTGAAAGATGTCGAGAATTGGTTGAAGAATATGCAATCATACATCTGGACAAAAGTGATCAAGAAGTAGTTTTTGACGTATTTGTAGTATGGCAAGTTAAGGTGCTGCAAAATAATAAAGCTTTACTAAGCACCACTATTTCTGACGGAATGTATTATGAAATTACCTACAACGGTGACAAAGATGAACTTTACTTTGATGCATATAAGAAATTCGAAAATAAATGTATTCCGTTTTAAAATTTGCTCAAAACATCTTGCCAGATTGAAAGGTGGTGAAAATATGTGAGTTTATTTGATGTTTTTAAGCAGTCCATACGTAATGAAGAACCTTCAGACTGGATTCCTGACCTCGTCTATGGTGACGATGAGTCCGCTCGATCATATCTTAAAATCATGGCTAAGAACACAGTGCTAGATTTTGTCGCAAGGACAATGTCCACACTCGAAGTGAAGTTCAAAAACAAAGATGGTACTGCTGACTGGGAATACATTTTGAATGTTCGACCAAACAATGATATGTCGGCTGCAACGTTCTGGGAAAAGTTTTTCTACCGACTTATGGACGACAACGAAGTGCTGGTCATTTTTACTGAAGATAACCAATTGCTGATCGCGGATGATTTTTCTCGCACGGAATACGCTGTTTATGATGATGTGTTCACAGGCGTAACAGTGAAGAACTATGTATTTCAAAAAAGCTTCAATATGTCAGATGTGATCTACATTGAATACAACAATGATAAACTTGATCGTTTTACAAAGGGATTGTTCGAGGATTATTCCGAGTTATTTGGGCGAATCATTGAAATTGCAATGCGAAACAACCAAATTCGTGGATCTGTGTCCATCGATTCGACCGGAAGTATTAACGAGGAAAAAGGAAAAGACGGCAAGACACGAAGTCAAAGATTACAAGAGTATATTGACAAGGTCTACAATGCATTCAAAACAAAATCCGTAGCAATTGTAGCAAAGATCAAAGGATTTGAGTACGAGGAATACACCAATAAACAAGGGGTTTCCAATCAATCACTGGATGAGCTAAACAAAATGAAAACATCGTTGATCGATGATGTAGCAAACGCCATAGGAGTTCCTACGGCGCTTATTTATGGTGAAAAAGCTGAACTTGATTCTAACCTTCAAGCCTTTCGGAAGTTGTGTATCGCACCACTGATGAAGAAGCTTCAGGATGAATTAATGGCGAAAATTATTACAAAAAAAGAATACAAGAGCGGTGAGCGTATCAAAGTTTCTAAAGTATTACCTGTCAGCATTCTGGAAAACGCCACTCAGATTGATAAGATCGTTTCTTCCGGAACGTTCTTGCGTGATGAAGTACGTGAAGTGACTGACTATGATCCGTTGCCGAATGGTGAAGGTCAACAACTAATTATGACTAAGAACTATGAAAAAGTGAAGGGAGAAGAAGGATAGTGGCGGAATATTGGAAATGGATTGAAGGCTACGAAGGTCTGTATCAAGTTAGCAACCTTGGTAGAATTAAAAGCTATTATCGTTCTACGAGGATCTTGAAAAAACTCTTGTCAACAGACGGATACGAAGTTGTCGGTTTATGGAAAAATAAAAAGCCTAAACGTTTTAGCGTCCACAGACTAGTGGCTCAAGCCTTTATAGCCAATTCTGAAAATCTCCCAGAAGTTAATCATATAGACGAAGATAAAACTAACAACTTCGTTGATAACTTGGAATGGTGCACTCATGAATACAATATGAAGTTCGGCACCGGAATGACCAGAAACATTAATTCGAACAAAACCAAAAATGGAAAACCGATTTTTGCTATTAACAAAGATGGCACAGATTTCTTATTTGATTCTGTAAGAGAATTATGCAAAAACCTTAATTTAGACAAAGGTGCTGTATTCGCTTGTTTAAGAGGAGATCAATTAACACACAAAGGTTTTTCGTTTGAATTGCAAGGTTCCAACGAAAGGGGGTGAGAACGAAAATGCCGAAAGTTAAAAAAGTACCGTTTCAATTTACCAACGAGATCCAAAATGGTAAGCACATTCTCACCTTGAGTGGCAATGTCCAAAAGAAATACTGGCGTGATGATGATGTCATTAATGCGAAAGATATCCGAGAATCACTGGATACAGTCACAGATGATATCGTGATCAAACTGAATAGTCCTGGCGGCGATGTGTTTGAAGGGATTGAAATTTACAACTACCTAAAAGATCACCCATCAAATGTCACTGTCGAAGTAACTGGTTTAGCAGCAAGTGCCGCAACCTTCATCATTGCTGGCGCTGACGAAGTGATCATGAATGTTGGCACTTCATTGATGATTCACGAAGCTTCAACATTCGCTTGGGGAAACAAACAGGATATCCAAAAAACACTGAACGCTTTAGAAACTATCGATGATTCAATTCTGGCAATTTACTCTGATAAGACCGGTCAATCTGCTGACCAATTA